CCTGCGCCACCAACGTAAATAGTGACTGAGGAAGCACCTACTGGGACAGTCTCATTCCCAGAGCCGGAAGTGTAGGTATTGGTAACGGGGGTAAAATCTATACCACCGGCAAGAGCCATGTAATAAGCGTCAAGCGCACCAGCCATTATGTAATGCCCGCCCCGACTAATCGCCAAGTTGTAGAGTCAACTTTCTTGATAGCTGCGCTGCCATTAGCAGCGATAGTTCTTGTCCCAGTGCTTGAGTTCCACCTTAGCGTGTCAGTATTGATGGAAAGAGTGATGTTGCCAGCGCCGCTCTCGTTCTCTATGCAGATAATAGTTCCAATTGGATATGCGACTGAACCATTTGCGGGGATGGCGTAACTGTGAGCCGTGGCGCTTGTGTGATATATTGTCTTCCCAGCGTCAGACATAATAAATGTATAGGCTGTATTTTGAGTATTCAGCGGAGTACCAAGATAACCTACTGACGTTGTTGATGGAGTTGCGGCTGGAGTAATGTCTGCGCCGACAGATAGAGTCTGAATACCAGACCAAGTGTTGGCCCCATCCAAGAAGCCAAGGACGGCTCCGCTTGTTCCCGTTGGGACGCCAAGGTTAGTCCTGGCGTCTGATTCAGTAGCGGCGTTCGTCCCACCATTGGCGATTGAAATCGGTGTTGATATCGATCCAGCAATATCGACTTGGAATTGAGCGCCATCGTAGACAATCGTGTAGACTTTGCCGGATGAAATATCACCGGCATCGAGTGCAGTAGCGCCGTTCTTTGTTATCGACACCGCGCCTATGCCGTTAATATTGATCGTCGCAGCGCCGGTATTAGTGCCAGCAGCAACGAAGTTAAACATATTCCCGGCAGTGTAAGAGGAAATGCTTGGAACCGCCGTCCCGGTGATCGTGTCGGTCCCACTTACAGATGTAAGGTAGATTGTCGATCCGTCTTGAACTTGAGACAAGCGGGCGGCGTCCGAAAGAAGCGTTCCAGCCTTTAGGTTCGTTATCTTGTTATTGCCGAAGGATATGTCAGCAGTAGGAGTTGACTGACCATCTTTGCAAATAGCGTTCGTAAGTCCATTTGCAAGATCAGTCGTTAGCGTATTAAACGCCGTCGCGGTTATGGTAGTACCTGCTACAACAGGCTGACCCGCTGTATTGATTAAGAATGTACCCGACCCGTTGTAGCTCATTACTAATCTCCGATAAACGCATTAGTCACGGCAGTAGCACCACCAAGACCAGCAATGCCAAGAAACCAATTACGCATTACCCTTCGTTTTTCCATTGCACTCGTGGCTCTGTTAACGTCTTGAATAACTCTTGCGTATTCTTCGGAACCTTCCGGGTAATATTTTTCATAATATTGTTGAATTTTTGTAAGTGATTTATCAATTGGCAAGTTTTCAATTTCAGTTTGCAATTGCCTTAACTCAGGCACTTGACTCTCAATTCCTTGAGCAATTCTTCCTGAGACCTCAGACCTTCTTGCTCCGCGCTGCAAATCATTAATTGCAGTAGTAACCGCTGTTTTAACATCAGCAAGATTTGGGTTATTTAAGGTTTCAAATAAAATATTTCCTGGCTGAAGCATTTTTTCAGCTTCCCTTAAACTGCTTGTTTGTATTTTGTTCAAAAAGAAATCAAGAGCTGCATTTCTTACCACTTCTGGATTTCCAGTTTGCTGGATAAGCCTATCTATGTTTTCGCTTCCCCTGCCTATTTCCCTATAAGCCTCAGCGCCCAAAACATCCTCAGATGTTAGACGGCGGCCAGTTCTTGTATCCAGTTCATTAAGCTGATTGGTATATTTTTTCCAATTTGTTTGTAGTTCCGGCTGCGCAGACCCAACGTATTGATTTTGGACTTCATCAATAAGTCTATAAAAATCTTGCTTTACATTATTTGGTATAGCTTTGAAACCTTCTGCATTTTGTGCAAAAGCCTGTCCAAAGTAACGACGAAGTTCATCAATAGCATCAAAAGATGTCCGGAAAGTGCGGTAGAATTTTTCACCGCTTCTTTCCACATCCTGCGCGCCAGCATTTATTGCGGCGCGAGCCTCATCTGGGTCTAATTCAATCTTTCGAGTCCTGATAGCATCATTTAACCTTTTATAAAGATTTCTTATTTCCGGAACAACGCTTGGCCTTAATCCAGGTCCGTACACCCTCTCATTAACGTATGGCTGTGTTCGTCTAATGATTTCTTCATAAGCCGGAGTTTGGTCAATAAATACTCCGTTAGCTTCGTTTTGTCTTACAATTTCATTTCTTGTTTGGCGCAAAGCCTCATCAGTCTCCGAACGCGCTCTTTCAATATCAGCTACATTGCCTCTTGCGGCGGCTTGGAGTTCGGTTCCAACCTCCGTAGGAGTTCTAGTGGAATAAAATGTTGGCTGCGCTTCGGCGGCTTGCTGCTTACGAAGTACCTCTGCTAACCGCAAACGGTCTTCACTTGCCCTTGGGGCAATGTCTTCTAAAGCACCCCTTCTTAATCCTTCAGCAAGATTACGGCCTTTGCCTCGATATAAATTAGAAGTAACCCTAGAAACAACTGGTGCTGCAATATCAACTGTTTTTGCAACCGCTGCCCCTGGAGCAAAAACTTGCCCAAATTGCGACATGGGATCAAAAGACCTAGTATCGGTTAAATATTCGGGCAATTGCTGATTTATTGATTCTTGAATTCCCGCTGATGTTATAGGCTCAAGAGGGTTTCCCATTGCTCCAAGTGTTAGAATATTTCCGCCAAGGGTAACAAGGTCTGCAGGTAGCCCTAACGCACCAGAAACCAAGCCAGAAGCAACACCACCGGCAGCAGCAATATTTTCTCTGAGAGCTTGTTCGTTAGTAAGAGAAGGAAGGCCTACACGGGCGCGGCGTTCTTCAGGGGTAATAAATCTTTGGCCGTATTGTCCGGCAGCATATCTTTCTTGGCGTAAACGCTCGCCTTCTTCTTGAGCATATTGCTGGCGCTGCTCTTCTGTATTCTGCGCTCGCTGCTCAATGAGACGCGGCGGCGAAGATGATTGTTCGGCTTGTTTAGCTTCTTCATAAGCCCTAGCAACTATCTGAAAATCAGGAGTACCAGCTTTATCCTGATTTTGAATAATCCATCTTGCATATTCATCCGCTGTAGCCACTATCGATTCCTTTTAATAATTTCATCAGCCTGATTCTGAACTGATTGATTTTCTGACGGTTGCGGTAAAGCGCCCACTAAATCATCAGGAGCAAGAGGAGCTGGTACCTCATATCCATAAGTAGGAGCATTTCTTTCCACTTCTTGACGCAGCAAATTACTTCTAAGTTGTTTGTCCTGATAAAGTTGACGAAGTAGCGGTTCAACAACTTGGGGATTTGTTAGTGCGCCGATATTACCGCCCAAGGCATTTATAACCCTTTGAGCGTCGTATTCAGTCATAACACCAGGACCAACAATTTCTGTCCTAAATAGTCCAAGCAATCCCTGAAGCTGCCCTTGAGCAACCTGCCTAGAAATTTCCTCCGGCGTGTATTCTCCGGTATCAAAGAGTGTTTTAATGCTGCCAGAAACTTGATCTGCAAGATTTTTAAAACCAATATTTATGTCACCAATTGTATTAAGATATTCATTCATGCGATTAAGGGCTTGTTCTTCCATTAAATATTCCATTCGAAGATCAAGGAATTGTTTTGGATTAAGGGTTCCACCAGCACCCGCTGTTGTCGGCCTCGAATCAGACGGTATGGCTACATATTGGCCATCTTCATTTTGATATTCATATTGACCCGAACCTGGGTTAAATCTTGCTTGCACAACGCTTCCGTCTGGCAATCTAACGGGATCAGTTTGCTGATATCTTATTGGTCCACCGCCAGATGAAGACGCGGGAGCATAATTATAATCTGTCTTCCCTGTAAGCAGGCTGATTTGCCCAGACCTTGCTCCCGGCGGCAATTCTTCAGGAGTTAATTGACGATATCTTTCGGGGGGTTCTCTGTATAACGCTTCAACGCCCTCTCTATACAAAATGTCTTCACGCGCCCTCTGACGATCTTGCTCAGACATCATTTCTTGCAATTGCATATTCTGTATAAACGGAGCCGCCATTGCCTGTGCGTCTTCAGACAATGAAGGAAGCTCGTAAACCAAGCTCTCTGAAATTGACATATTATCAGGAGATGGCGCTACTGGGTAAGCAGACCCTTCATAAGTATCCATGTCTTGCTGAGTTATGCCATGAGCGGCAAGTGTGCGAATACTGAACGGTTCTTTAGAAATTCTCCTTCTAATCGCATCCTGAACTTCTTCGCGAACAGCTTCCTCCCTCTCAGAAATATCTGCTTCTTTCTCTCTAGCTTTCGATTCCAAGTAAGCGCCGCCGACAGTCGGAATTGCCCTTTTCAGAATCTCTCCCCATAAAGGTGTATATGCCGGACCCATTGGACCCTCAAAAGTGCGAGTAGGCTGATCCGCTTGAGCGGCTAAAGCCTGTGCGTACTGAATACGCCTAGCAGCTTCTTCGCGTTCCCGCCTATAAGGGTCAACAGGAGCAAACAAACTAGCAATTTCGTAAGGTCCATCGGCCATTTTTATTTCTCTTTAATTAACTTCAACCACCAAAACCAAAATCAAACATTCCTAGCGCAGAACCAGCTATTTGGCCCAACATAGCATTTTGAGCATTTGCTTGTGCAACCTGCTGACCATAAAGGTCCATTGCGTATTGGCCTTGTGCCTGACCCGCTTCAAAAGTAGGCGCAGCAGCGATTTGACCGCCGCCCGAGTATTGTTGAAATTGCGGAAGTTGCACTTGAGCGCCTGACATGAGAGCGGCAATCTCATTAAGCGGGACATTGCGAATAGCAAGTTCTTGCTGAAGCTGGTTTGCAGCGGCTTGATTTCCAAACTGTGCTTCTTGGAGCAATTGCCCAAATCTCTGTTGCTGTGTGGCAATATCAAGGTTGAGACCTTCAACAGCCGCCTGACGTATCGCATCAGATCGCTGCATATTAAGCCCAGACATTTCAGCGTTCCACGCTTCGCTGCCGGGTGTTATGCCTTGGTTAGCAAGCCTCTGACGAAGAAGGTCTTCCTGTCTGGCAAACGCCGGTTCAACACGGGAAAGAATGGCCTCTTGCCCCGTCATTCCGGCCCCTACGGGAAGCTCTGGGACGCCTTCAAGAGAAGTCTGTATGCCTGGGCCAGTGTATTCATACGGCGTTCCAAGAATATCTTGCGCCGTGCCAATACCCATAAGTCCAAGATTGGCAAGATCGCGGGAGACAAGCTGTTGCGACCTGACAGTCTCCTCTGCCGTTGGCGTAAGAGTCTGCGTAAGTGTAGGAATGTCGCCTTCGTAAGTGACCGTCTGAGTTCCGAATGGCGTAATGATATTCGGATTGTTGAGCATGGCAGTAGCGCGAGCAGCGGCCAGGTTCTGCTGATACTGCTGATTTGCCAATCCCATGTAATCTGGAGCGGGAGGTGGAGTTGGTGCGCTTTTACCCATGTTATACCTCTAAAAACCTACAATCTTCTCTAACCAAGCTATAAATTAGTATGTCACCGTTTGGGTGGGCATCTTTTATAGTTGCTTCTTTTTTGTAACCCATCTTCTCTACAAACTTTATGCTCTTCTCGTTGTCACTCGATACTGGCGCTATAGACTTGTTTACTTTGCAGACGTTAAAAGCGTAGTCACATATACTTCTCAAAAAAGTCCGGTTTACACGACCTTCTATAACAATATGATTGATAAGAGACTTGCCGTTCCAATTTTCATAAATAACTCCGGCAACTAACTTACCGTCCCTTACAAAACCAATAGCGTTAGACCTTTCTGCAAAATAACCAGCCTTTAATTTCTCAGCAGTCCAATGGCCCACTTCTGGGCCGCTTACTATATTCCAGCCCATCCAGCTTGGAAAACTACGTCAGTAGCCGCCCACTCCATGCTTGTCCCCCTGCTAACACTCTTAAACTGAACTGATCCGCAATACCCAATGCCGCTAACGCCTAGCCAGTTATTTGTTATAACGGACGAATCTGACCAGTTTGCATCATCCCATGTCGCGGTATCCCATACCGCACCAGTTGCGGGTATGAATGTTATTGGCGTTGTGTTGTCTGAAAGATTGAAATCTACGTTTACGCCGACAGAAACGCCTGGGTTCCCGTCAGTAAAGATAGACGCTCTTGCGCGGGTGAAATACTTCTTTACGCCGCGGGAGCCAAAGTAATTAAATGCCTGTAGTGCCGATGTCTCTATATTTGAGCCATTGTCAGAATAGCCATCATCCCATGCTTTGTAGACGGCACCACTAGCACCGAAGTAAGGGTTATTGTTGTATATCTCCCAACAATTAGCGTCCCAACCAGTGAACTTGCACCATGATTTAGTGATGCTGTTCATTACAAACTGTTCTTGCTTGCCGCTGGAAACAGGAACATTTACCCATAAGCCACTATGTTTGGGGGAATAAACTATATCCCAACCAAAGTTGTTTCCGTATAGATTTGCATACTCACTAATAGCGCCTTCAATTTTGTTTGAGAGGGCTACTCGCGGATCGAGCCTTGAACTCTGAAGTGCTGAAGCAAGAGGGAACAAACCATCATTAGTTAATATCAGAAGGTCGCCGCCGTATTTATAAAGACACCTTTTGCCAATTGGAGTTCCTAGCTTCCATACACCTATAAGGTTCCATGTAGACGCACTAGCTGGGTCCGTACCTGCGTAAACTATTACTTCGCCCTGAGAAGTTACGAATACAAGATTGTCGTCAGCACCATACCCCGCGTCTATAGTCCAAGTGTCTACATCGACAATATAGCCGCCGTACTTTGCGACGGCTCTTAAATCTATATAGTTTGCCGCGCCACCTACTGAATAAGTCGGAAGATACCAGGCTACAAGCGTGTCTTTTTCTATGAACCATACGCGGTTTTTAAATAGAGTTATGTTTGACAGATCGTTTGTCGTTACACCTGTAATTGCTGGGCTAGAAGCACCCGTTATAGATGTCCATGTTGTGCCATCATAAAGAAGCGGCGAATCAATCCCATTAACGGCATAAAGAAAATTACCTCCTGGGGTTGAAACATTGATATGTTCCCATCTCGCGCTACTTAGTCCTGATACTTCTGCGGAACCAACCGCACCAGAAGAAGTAACATCATAGATCGAAAGACCTGTTGCATCTATGGCAAACATTTCTTCTGTAGCGCCGCCCGCATAGACCATTAAAGTCTCTACAGGGCCGCTCATGCCCGTAGCGTGTTCAGAGTACCCGCCGCGCAATACTACATTTGACGTACTTGGAAAAAGATTGACAAGGCTAACAGCGTCATATGGCTCCATGCCAGCCAAAGAGTCTCTAGCGTTCCAGCCTCCAACCGGCGACGGAAGAGAGTCTACGTTAGCCGCAGCTTTCTGAACAAGACTGTTTACAAGATACGCCATTATTCGCCGTATCCGCTATCCGGTATGTTGTCGTATCCAATCAAAATGGAATTTAGCTTGGGAGCAAAAGAAAGGTTTGGCGAAGAGGCGTCTTGAGCAATATCAGTCTCAAGTTCCGTCAAGAAGTTTCTGTACATTGCTGTAGTATCGAAGCCTTTTGCTTCAAAATACTTTAGCTTTGTCATAAGAACAATAAGACGGTCAGGGTAGATGCAGGTATCCGTATCAACATTAAAACTATTCTTTGGCGTACCGCTTGAAGACTCTGCCCAAGCCTTTGACCTATATTCAAAACCAAGCAATTCATTATTGCTAAATCCCGGCCAAATCTGAAAATAGCCTGATAATAATCTCCATCTAACTCTTGGGCCAGTGCTTATGTAACCGCTTAATATCCACTCCCATTGTTGAGGACTTTCCGGTCCAAGCATCTCCCAATGTTTAGATTTATCCCATTGTGTTCTTGGCACGATAGAATCGTAATCGCTTGGAAGATCGTATTTTACTTTTTGGAAATAGATAGTTCCGTTACTTACGGTTTCGTTAGGATATTGCGTTGCCGTAACTTGCGTACCGGAATCAACACTTTCAATGAAAGTGGCGTTAGGGAAGCCGGAACCTACAATCATATACTTCGTATCAAGACCGCTGGTTGAGGGAATACCAGTAATGGTTCTTGATGAAGGACTGTAGGTTCCGGTTGTCGTCTTGTAATCTGTAAAGAAAGAATATGTTTTCGTAAGATGCTGCCAATCGGATTTACGCAAAAGTTCGTATCCGCTGGCGTTCATAAGTGCCAGGATTTGCACAATGTCTTGGTTGGTATTACCCGCTACAGATGTAGGAGCCGGGATACCTAATTCATTCGCCACCTGCGTGACTAGTTCCAACATCGTACTTGACATTTACTTCCTCTTTCCTCGGCCTTCCGACCTTTTTCTGAGAAATCAGTTCTTTCATCTGGCTTTTTAGCTGCTCGATCTCGTCTTTTGCAGACTGAAGCTCTTTGGAGTTCTGAGAATTATTCACGTTGTTTACATAGTTGCGAGCTTTCTCGCGAAGTCCCATTGCGCCCATGCCTATCTTTTGGATTTGAGCATCAGAAGCCATTGCAACTTGTTCAACTGTTCTAAAGTTCAAGATTTGCAATTCAGAAACTTGAAAACTTGAAATATCTTCGGGCTTATTTTCCAGCCATTTACTTAGCGGGATTCCTATTTCTTCAGCAGAAGAGTTGCTCATCTGAAAATTGAGCCATTCTCTAGGAAATCTTTTTTTATCAATTTCTCTAACTGGCTGATCGTGAACTAGGCTTTGATCTGCTGGGATGAATATTCTTACAAATGGGACGCCCTTGAGTTTTCCTTCTTGTTCGTTTTCGTAAAACTCAACCGTCAGTTTTGAATCAGCATTATTAATATCGCTATCCATTTTCCCTCTCCTTTTAAGGGTATTGGGGGAGGTTTCCCTCCCCCTCAACCTATTTTATTAGAACGGCGAAGTCGTCAAACGGACCCAGCCGTAGTCACCGGAAGAAAAAGCCGTATCGGCAGTATAACTTCCAGCGGCGTCAGTCAGGTTAAACGAAGAGTCAACGCTACAAGTACCAGTAGCGACAGCCTCCGTAGCCTTAACGTAGACCCAAGTGTCGTTGGCATTGCCAATATTTGCAGTACCAACAGCCAACTCTGGGGTAGTCGTGCGAGCCGCAAAAGCCGGTCCCGCGTAGTTCAAAATACCAAAAGTGCTAGCCATGATAATTCTCCAAATTAAGCAATAAGGACGCCCTGGAATTGCGAACCGGAACAGGTCATGTTGCCGGCCCAGCCAATCAGCTTGACGATCGCATCCTGATTGACTGCCTGACGCTCTCCACCAATCGGAACGAAATTCCGGTTAGCGTGAGGACGGAAGCGCAGATACTTGGTGTTGAGGAACCACATATGGTTCGCGGTAGCATCAGCACCGATACCGCCGTCAAGAACAACGTCTGAAGACATACCCGCGCCATAATATTTGAGGGACGCAAAGCCAGCGCCAGCCATCGACGAACCGGAGTCCGTAACGCGCTGGATCGCCTGAAGGCTCTGAAGGTACAGCTTATAGTAGTTGTTATCAGCAACGATAAGGTCGGGCTTGTCCGTGCCACGGATCAACTGAACCGCAACCGCGTCCATGTAGCCCGTGATATTGGACGAGCTAACAGCCGCGCCACCATCCGAAGAACCCGAATAAGAAACGGGACGCCAGAAACTCCAAGTTGCGCGATTGATGCCGCCATAAGTTCCCGAAGAAGGCGAGTCCGGAACAGCCGCCGCAAGACCCGTGATGTTCTTGCCAGCGTTGCCCGTGCCGTCTAGGTAGATGTCGCCACCAATGCGGTTGGCAAGCTGCGCTTCAGCGACGGCCATACGGCCATCGAGAAGTTCAATGATTGCCTCTTTACCACTGTTCTGAAGCTGTTCCAGACCAGAGATTGACACCGCAGACGCATACTGCGTGATGGAGAACTGCGCCGCACTAATTGGCGAGTTCTGAGACACGTTCAGCACTTCGTAGCCCGAATAGCTGTTCGTGTTGTTCGTCGAAGAGTCATTATACATGATTTCTTCGAGGATTACGTTACCGCCCGAAAACGTCTTAATGTTTCCGCGCTCTTTAAGGCGACGAAGCAACGCATTGTTGTTCGTCACGTTGTCAGCGAGTTCACCCGTGCGGCTCTGGATATTAGTCGCAATGATGTCGCTGATGTCACTATTTGCAAAAGCCATTTTCTGCTCCTAGATTAATCAGTTAATCAGAAGCGTCCTCCTCCCAGTTCATCGAACTGTTCCCTCAAAAGATCGCGCCTATCTTGCGCTTTGGCCTTGGGCCTAGCTCCGGGTGCGGAGGTCTTAACACTCAATGCCGCTGCTTTGGCTGTTTTCGCAGCCTTGTCAGCCAACTCCCTTTTCTTACTTTCCGATTCGGCTTGTTGGCGCGATTGGATTTTATTAAAAAGATCGTTGTCTAAACGTGTAGCCTTTTCATAGGCTTCTTCTAACGTGCCAGCCATCCCGCTCTGTAGGAGTTGAATCATTGCTGGTCTTGCCTCTTCAAAAAACTCAGTCTTTGAAGAAAAACTATTTATTTCCGACAGGATTTCCTGGTCTTTAACCCGTTCCTGCTCTTGTTTCCAACTCGCAACTTCGCCCTTAATTGATTGCAACTCATTTTTAAGTGCATAAAAATTAGGGTCTCTATTTTGAGACTGTTCTTGGAAATTATTATCATTAGTTTGGCCGGAAAGGTCAATACCATACGCTCTGGCAAGCTGCATAAGGTAATTCCGCTTGCCCTGTGGGTCGCTGTTTCTAAGCGTATAATCGGCGTTCATAAGCCCCTGAATGGCCGTAGCGGGGTCTATACCAAGGCCGCGAATGGTCGGTAGGTAAGGCTCAATGACTTGATTAATATGATCTGCAAACTGAGCCTTTTCCTTCAAAGGCTCTACCCCACGGCGCATCTCTTCTTCACGCTGCCAAGCATACTCTTGAATCTTAGGGTCTGCCCCAATCCATGCTTCGTGATATTCTTTTTTCCAGCTATTTGGCGGCTTTTTCCATACAGGCTCTTCTTCAATAAACTCTTCTTCAGTCTTATTAATTTCTTGATTTGCCTGTTTAAACCTACCATTTTCATCTCTTTCTTGAGATGAGTTTTCAGCATACTCAAACTGTTTTGCCAATAAATCCTTGCGATCTATTGGACTTTCTTCGTTTTCTACTTCCAAATCTTCGTCTAAATCTTCAGACATATTAACCCCTCAGTTGTTTTAATATTTTGTTTGCCTGTCGATCACTCATGTCGCCAAGCTGTTTATGGAGTAATTCCCGTCTGTTATCTTTATACGCAGGAATCTTTGTCTCCATTTTCTCGTTTCCGACCTCAATGCAATTATGCTTTCTGAGGTGTTCTCTGTGCTTAGACCTACTGTCGATCATCTCTCCAGTAATCATACTTTTATACGGGTCTATATCCCTAATAACATTAAATGATTTACTTGGTGAATCTAGATTATTTCTAGACCAAATTAAATAATCATCCTCAAATTCAGCAAGTTTTCCTTTGGAATCATAGATTATTCTTGTTGTACTCATAATAAAATCAAGACCTCCTCGTCGTCCATCATTATATATAAGTTCCAAAGTCTTTCTGCTTTGTCTAAATCATTAATAAGTTTATCAAAATCTATGTTTTTCTTTTCAAAAACATAGTTTTTTACTTTATCTTTAATGACAAATTCTTTGACTATACTTTCCACTTCTTCATTTTTATTTTCTATTAACTTTTCGTATGCTTGCAATATTTTCTTTTTTCTTTGTTCTTTGTCTTTTATTTCTTTCTTGAAAAGACGCCTTTTTTTATCGCCATCGTGAGTATCTTCAATAATAACAACGGGTTGCGTTATAGTAGCGGTTGAAGACAAAGAGGCGTTTTCAAGCGTTATATTTAAATTTGCGTTAATGTTTGCAAAAGAAATTGTAGCCGTTGAAGATAGCGTTGCCTCTCCAAGCGTTGCCGACAAATCTGCTGAAATATCAAGATTAGCTGTTGAAGATAGTGTTGCATCCCCAAGTGTTGCCGACAAATCTGCTGAAATAGGAAGATTGGCCGCTGAAGATAGTGTTGCCTCTCCAAGCGTTACACTCAAACTGGCATTAATATTAGCGCTAGAAGGAAAGTAAGTAACTACAATGATGCCTTGCCCGCCTGTGCCGCCCGATCCCGATGTGCCGGAACCAGACTGTCCGCCGCCGCCGCCGCCGCCGCCATAGGTGGCTCCTGCGCCGCCATCTCCGGACGTTGCTGACGCTCCACCACCGCCGCCGCCGCCGCCACCACCGCCCGCCCCGTGAGAAGCGTCAAATGCTGTGTCGATTGCTCCAGTGCCGCCATGAGTAGGCCCGGACGCCCCGGCTGACCCGCCACCGCCCCCGCCTGCGCCTGTGCCTGCCGTAGCGTTCCCACCAACAGTTTCGTTACCCCCACCAATGCCCGCGCCGGTACCGCCAGTTCCTTGGCCGCCGTCCCCGCCTACGTTTACGGACGGACTGGTATTGCCAGCAGTTGAACTGCCGCCGTTGCTACCGCCACCGCCACCAGCGCCGCGATTGGAGACGGAAGCCGCGCCAGCTTTCCCCGCGCCTGTCGGCCCAGCAGAACCGCCGCCCCCAGCGCCGCCACGAGCCGCGTCTATGGACTGCCCTGCGCCGCCCGCGCCGCCATCGTAGTTCCCACCAGCACCCGTTCCGCCAGTGCCGCCCGCGCCGCCGGAAGAGCCCGACGCGTTCGCGCCATTCTTGGCTTCAAGTATGATTGTCCCACCCCCGCCAGCGCCGTTCTTTAGCCAAGCGCCATCGGCTGCCGATCCCGCACCACCCGCCGGTATGTTAATATCGACCGTGCTGGACGCAGTTAGTGTGACATTCGTTGCTTTACGATATTCTCCGCCGCCGCCGCCACCGCCGACCAATGAATTGGTAACGGCTGACGCGCCAGTGCCGCCCGCGCCGATCGCCTCAATTGAATTGTTTGACGAATTCCAATCTGACGGAACAGCCCAAGTCGTGCCGGAGGACAAAATAACGATAGTGGGGGCGTCCCCGAGTTCCGCCGCAGAAGAAAGTGTGGCGTCGGCGAGAGTTACATTAAGAGCGGCCTCGCGATCTGCAGCTTGCGGAGTATATTCAATTACAAGGAGGCCCTGACCACCCGCGCCACCCGTCCCAACAGATGATGAAAAAGAGCCACCGCCACCGCCGCCGCCGTAAGTGCCTCCCGCGCCACCGTCGCGATTGCCCGTACCGGCGCTACCCGACGCCGAACCGCCACCGCCACCGCCCCCAGAAGGGCCATACGCGCTATCCCATTCGTAATAAACCGCGCCCGCACCGCCAGTGGCTACTGTGCCGCCAGTCGCGTTATTCGCGCCCCCGCCGCCACCCCCCGTTCCAGCGGTTCCAGCACCGCCGGGGGTCCCGCCTGATCCGCCGCCCGTCCCGTCTGGTCCGTCGCCGCCATCTCCGCCTGAACTCGTTGTGGAGTCTTGCCCCGCTGTGCTGGACGACCCGCCCGCGCCACCTCCGCCGCCACCGCCGCGATTTGTCGAGCTTTGTGCGCTACCACCTACCTCGCCCGCGCCGTTTGGACCGCCCGACGACCCACCACCCGCACCCGCGCCCGCACTACTATTTGTGTTAGTGTTCGCGCCGCCAGCCCCGCCGTCAAACGCAATGTAGCTGCCGGTTCCGCCCGTGCCGCCAGAGCCTTCAGTTCTGCTCGCGCCGTTTCCGCCGTTCTTAGCTTCTAAAACGATAGTGCTGGCGTTGTTTTTTAGCCAAGTGCCATCTGCGCCCGACCCAGCACCTCCAGCAGCGATGTTAATATCAACCGTTGAAGACGGGGTAAGAGATACGTTCTGAACAGCGCGGAACTCCCCGCCGCCACCCCCAACACCGCCGTAAGAATTGTCTACAGCGTCTTCGCCGTTACCGCCCGCGCCGATAGCGTAGATTGTGTTGTTGGAACTGTTCCAGTCGCTTGGAACATTCCACGTCGTGCCGGAGGTGAGGACTATCCGCGTGACCATATTAGATCACCGCGTCGTTTGTATAAGGCTCTTCGATGTCTGGAGAAGTTATTACTATGGTTTCGCGCTCTATTCTGAGGCGCTCTTGTTCTGCGTCATAGTCATCAGCCCTCTTATTCAGGACCAGGGCGTTTTCTGGAGAGACTCGCAGAACAGCTAGTTTACAAAGCGCGTACCACTGACCGCCAGCGTTATTATACTCTTCGCCCGTGAAAACCACTTGAAAGCAATCACTAGGGTGAAAAGCCGGATCGCTCAGATTGTGAGCGCCAGATACGACCATATGTATTTTCGCGTCTGTTTTATCGAAGCAGACAATGTAAGACATCACTATCTCAATTAAGCGTTGCCATCGGTCAATGTAAAAGTTACGACTGTAAAAGACTGACCGGCAGTAAAAGAAGTACTGTCAACAGTCATGTCTCCTCCGCCGCCCGTTGCCGTTACCGTGCCTTGCATATGGCAAGTCGTTACACCGCTGTCGTAAATTCTAAAGTGTCCAGCCGTTCCGGTAGCATCGGCAGAAGTATCTTCCCAAGTTCCAGATTTGGAGGCAGAACCACCAGAGGCAGCAGACATCCAAGTTGACGGCAAAGAGCAAGTCGCAAGAGTAGTTCCGCTGTCAGCAGCAGCACAATTAGCGGGAACAGAACCACTCCATATTTTCAATACAGCGGAAGCGCCTACTGTGGTCTGTATCTGATCTAAACGATCATCTCTTACATCAGTAGAAAATTGAACACTCATTGAATTGCTCCTTTATTTATAACCGGCTCCGCTCCGATAGCCCTTCCATCCGGCCCGCGAATAATTCTTTTTGGCGCTGTTATGACCTGCATAAACCCTGCCAATTGATTCATAATTTGATCGTGTTTGATTTCTGATTGTTTTTGAATTTCAGCCATCTGAGCGACAGCTTCTTGTATTTTTGATATTTCAAGACCTATTGCATCAGCCGCATATTTTGCTTGTTCAACAATCGGCAGATCAATGCCTGGGTTTGCTTGTATACGCGCGACCATGATTTCTTTTTCTGCATCAAGTTTTGCTTCTTGTTGCATTTTCTGAATGTCAAGTTGCGTTTCTAATTTTTTCATTTCACTTTCTAATTGGAACTCAAGCTGCTTCAGTTGAGTTTCGGCTTGCGTTTCAGCCTGGAACTTTTGTTGTTCCATTTGCATTTGAATTTGAGCCGGATCAGGCTGCGGGTTTTGCTGAGACTGAATAGCTTTTTGTTTTAGTTGCTCAAGAGCAGTATCAATTGTTCCTTCAACAGTTTTTGCTTGTTTAAAGCCTGAGACTGCGTACTTGATTAATTGCATAAGGGTTGGCGTAATTTCAGGAACAGCCTGACCAGCAGGGACAGCTTCACGCATAAAGTTTGCAAATGCGTTCATAAATTCTATTCTGTCTGCTTTGTTTTGCTGCTCGTCGATCTGAACCATACTGTCAGCAGCAATATCAATTCTGAAACCGCGCAGCGGGTTGTCTCTTAGAAGCGCCAGCGCATCTGGTATCAGCATCTGGTCTTCTTGGCTTAACTGGTCAGCAGCGGAATACATCAAGATTGTTTGGTCTTGATATTTAGAGCAAATAATCTGAGCCTTGATTCTTAAAAGTTCTGTTGCAAACATTGAGACTTTTTCTTGCATAGAACGAAGTCTCAGACCGGCATACTGGCCTTTGATTTGCTGCGCCGTTGCAGTTTCAGATGCAAATGTGCTGCCTCTAATAATGTCAGAAATTCCGGTAATCTCGTAAACTTGGTTCTTGATGTCGGATCTTGCCTGGTAACATTGCAAAAGAGCAGCAGCCAAAGTATCAATTGGAAGAAGGTCTATAGCTCCCCTTAAGCCGCCTTTTTCTGAGAACGCCATCCATTTATCGACGGGGATTAGCGAATTGTTTTCACCCTCAGTAAGAAGCCGCTGCAAAGCTGGCTGGCTTGCATCGTAAACACCCCTGACGCGAAGCGCCTTAACAAGCCCGTCAATCCTGTCCGACAAAATGTCAAGTTCGTTTGCCTGATCTTGGTAAAGAGTGAAATCAGGTACAGGAATAAGATTGTCTGTTGTCGTGGTAGCATACAAAGGCTTTGAGCATGGGAAAAACCCTTCTAGTTCAAGAGGGTCTTCACATTCTTCAATTATGTCTTGCATACCTTTGGCAAACCAATAGACTTTATTGCTTTGCTTGCACCAAAGTTCGCAGATTTTAGCCCTGTCTTGCGTTTTGTTTTGTTGGCCGTATTTGTTAAGAGGATCGGGAGAAGAGTCAAAAGGAATCTTTCGTGCAATCTTTTTCCCAAATCTTTCTACAACGGCCTCTTTGGTCATGTAGACCCAGCGCCATACTTCAGTTACTTCTTCCCAAGTCCTAGCTGGCGTATGACCAAAGTCTTTCCAGTGAACATAGTCTACTGGCGAACATTCGTAATCAATTTCTTCTTGCATCTCCATAGGTGGAGTAGTGAAGTCTTGAATGTCACCACTTTGGCCTTCTTTGTACTCTTCTCTGCCGTCCTCATAACCCTCATAGACGCTTACATCCTCGGTTATCTGTATTGGCTCATAAGATTCAGGCTGAATCCTTAAGTGCGGGTCATAACGAACCCAAGACACGCCTCTGCCGCCAAGAAACCTGTCTTCGACAGAGTTATAAAGAGATGAGCGATAATCAGAGTAATGCTCGATCTCATAGTCGAGGCTACGCTCAAGAAGTAGCGATGCGACCCTGCCGATTGGATCGCTATCGCCGAACCGGCGGCTTACTTCTGCTTTTGGCAGACGTGAGTACACCGCCGGAATAAGTGTTTGGACATTTGACCAAAGAATATTAAACTTTGCGGTTTCGTAACTTGAATTAGATCGGTTATCGTCCCGGTATTTTTTAATAATCTTTGTTACTCTACCTTCCCATTTCTTAAAATCGTTTTCGTAACAAGAAACAATCTCAAGATATTTGGATAGCGTAGAGTTTTGTTCTTGAACCGGCATATTAACCCCTTACAGGCATAATATTCCTATTAACCATCGGCATTGCAGGTGCCGCAACAGGGCGCTGCATTACATTTGGGCTAGCCATTACAGGAGCTTGAGCAGTAGGAGCGGCCCTCATTTGCTGTTGCGTCATAGGTCCCTGAGGCATCATTTTCTGTCTGGACGCCGTTTGCGTCATAGGTGCCTGGGGCATCCCAGGCTGCATAGCAGCATTTTCTGGGCGCATACGTTGCATAACACTTGCTAACTGAGAGGGGCTGTATCCGTAAGGCATAATTAATTCCTTAAATGAGGGTTAAGAAAAGATTCCGATTGCAAGAACTTCCACGCCGGCGGCAGTTGTCACCTTCCAGGCTCCGTTTTTAGAAGAAGCTCCAATTTCTATAACGTAGACACGGATTCCACCGCCCACGTTTGCAGGTAGAACAACGTGAGACTGTGTATCGTCTAGCAAAGTGACAGTGGAGGTAGCAGCAGTAGAAACTGTGCAAACAAGGCGCTGCAAATAATCCCCCGTACCGCCAGTAGTGCCAAGGACTTGCGCCGTTTGGCTTGCGGCAACGTGTTCATAATTCATGCTATAAGGGGTATCTATGCTCATATTCTTTGCCTTCTCCGTTGGCGTCTTTGGCTCTCCCACATATCGTTAAGAGTAGCCGTGTTACCCGGACCAACTATCAATGGTTTATTCGGGTCAATTACTACACTAGACGGAGGACTTTTCCAAGAGACGGAAAGCATACGAAAAGCATCTGCACCGTGAGAACACCAATTATGCTTTGGATTTTGCTTAAAACTCTTTGAATCTTCGCTATATTCTCTTTCATATTGCCTTAAAGCCTCTATGCCATCCCGGCACTTGTCTTCGTCAAACCAGCATTTAGGCAAGGTCATTCTGACCGCTTGGATGCCGTCTTGAACGGAAAGGTGGGGGGCTATAGATAGGCTAGAAATGCCAAGGTGATCGCCTAATTGTTCAATAATCGAGCGCCCCTGGCTTGCCAAAGTCTTGGCCCTGGCGTCGTGGGGCAAGATGTGCTTTCCATAATGATATGGCTTGCTTCTAATAACGTCTGCCAGGGCGGAAATGGACAGCCCAGAGCCGGAAAAGTAGTCTATTAAGTGAATTTCGTTCCTTGCTACCTGATACCACCAGATCGCCGTGTCGTCTGTGTAGCCCAAGTCCCAAGCCGTAAACGTTTCCATTTCAGGCTGATATTTTACCTTTGTAATCCGCTTTTGTTCTGCCGCCTGGCGCATCTCAACGCCGTAATAAGCGCCCAAAATGGCAGCTTCAAAACTACATTCATACTCTTGTAGATACTGATCTGGCGTAATTTGCGCCTTAACGGCGTCCAGTTCTTCGGGGCTAAGTATGCCGCTGTCCGTAGCCGTCAGTCTGAGCAGATACCACTCGTCTTTTGACCTTTTGGCAGTTTCGTATATCTCCCAAAACTGGTTTTTGCCCTTTGGCGTCCCCCCAAAGACCGCCCAGCCCTGTTTGTCGGATAGCGCGGGGCGTATGACATTACCCCAGACAGACGGCCTAAAATCGCCGTATTCGTCCATATAGATGCCATCAAACCCCAAGCCGCGCATTGCGTCGGCGTTGTCGGCACCGAAAAGCCGAATCTTGGCCCCATTAATCAGTTCTACTAATAAATCGGCTTCATTTACGTTTTTAGTGATCGGAGCCGCGTATTGCTTGATGTAGTCCCAGGCCACAGACTTTGCTTGGCTGCGAAAAGGCGCAATATAGCCAAAAAGCGGGTTCGGGCTCTTGGACATGACTGCGGCGCGGATTAGGTCATTGACCGCCGCTACCGTCTTGCCAGCCCTTCGGTGAGCCACAAGGCAAGCCCACCGCTCTTTCCTATTATGAAATGTCTTAAATGCTTTTCTTGGCTGATAACTTAACGTTATTTCTCTTGTTGCCATTTAATAACAAGCTCAACCGGCCCCTCTTCGTTCCCGACAAGCTGCGTCCTGTTCAATTTCGGGACATGATACTCAATCAGATCGAGAAAGCACTGAAACGCAGCCCGTGGCCCGTCACGATCATGCACTTCATCAAGCCATTCTTGAAGCCTGTCAGCGTTGCCATCGACAAACCTACCAATAGCCTCCCTGGCGTTCTTAGTAGACTTGTTCGGCCCGCGGGTCCTTTTAGGCTCAAAGACTAACTTTTCAACTTCGTCCGACATTATCCATATCTTTCAATACTCTAGCCGTTCTCTTTGCTTTGTCGGCTTGATTGTACTCTTTGGCAACACTCTGCGGTATGCCCGCTTTTTTTGCAAACGCTTTATTATGCGCTGCAGCGGCCATAAATCTGCGCTGCTTTTCAGAACTGGAAGGCATTACGCTTTGTTCCGCTCAGAAATATTTCTTGCTTTCTGACGGGCGTCCTCTTTGCTACTAGCGCCCCAAGCCCTCAAGGCAAGGGCAAGCCTAGTGGGCTTTCCATCTCTTTCCATAGGACCAGGCATATTACCCATGCGGGCCAGGAAGGACGCGCGGCGCGGATTGTCTCCAGATTTAACAGGCGGCTTTAGATTGCCCCCAGTTTCCCTGTTGTAAGAATCGCGACCAGCTTGGTTAAGACCACCTTTGGGGTTCTGACCAGCCTTGTTATTCCACGTCGCCACTAAATGACTGCCCCGACCGCAAATCCAATTACAGCAGCTCCAAGAACAAACATCCAAGCCCGCTTGACATTGCTGGCCCAGCTAAAGGCTTCGTCAACCTTAGCGCCAGCTTTCTGTGCTTTGCCCATTTACCACCTTTATAAAAAGTAAACATTCCAAATTGTGGTCCCATTTATACAGGGGGGCCATGTAAATATCTAGCCCCCCGCCTCCGGGGTCGATGCCCCCACCCCGCCTGCTGCGGCTAGTTCGCGTCGTGAACGCCTGCGCCGCGCGCGCGGCCGCGGAAGAGCGCGGGGCTTCGCCCGATCGGCGCGTGCCGGAGATGGCCCCTGATGCGCCAGCGCGGGGATAGAGGCCCGCCGGATGGTCGGTATGTCATGC